CACCACCACCACCACTACCACCTCTAGCAGTATTATTAGACAGTTCCGAGTTCATTTGAGTTTGTTGGCCCAACACACCTGTTATATTATTAATTATTTCTTGAAATCTTCTTATCTGTTGTTGATCTCTGGAAATCATATTTGTTCCGGCTTGTGATAAAGAAGTACCTGTTTGTGGAGTTGAACTTTGCATTGTTGACGGTTCGCTGCCACCTTGTGCTATACCACTGCCTTGAGGTGTCGAACTTCTTTGTACATTTTGTGGTAATGGTATACCTCCATGCTGTCTTTGAAATGTTCTCATCCAATTTGCTTGATACTGGGCGCCTGTTAAACCGCGATTAACAGCTAACGCTTCTGGGGACATATATCCTCGTGCATTACCGGTAAACCAAACCAAAGGTACAACAGATATATCGTTATTATTTGATGCCAATATAGAATTAACATAAGCAGCTGCTACAGCATCCTGAATAGCTGGCGGTGCGTCAATTGCTCTACGATATTCAGTACCTATACCAAATTGTCTAGTAACACCTCTCCATGTTGAATCAATAAATTGGTATGCACCAGATGCTGATGATGATCGATTTTGGGCAAGATAATTATTACTTGATTCTCTCGTTCTTAATGTTTGCAATATTTGAGAAGTTGTATCGCTAGTTGATGAACTATTATTTTGACGCTGCCGCGGCGCCGGTATATTTTCCACTTGCTTGGCGTTAACAGAATCTTTATTAACCGGAGTTGCATCACCACCGGATCCACCACTTTCTTCATCACTACCAGATGCATCGCTTTGAACACTATTAACTGGAGTTGCATCACCACCGGATCCACCACTTTCTCCATCACTGCCGGACCCATCGCTGTCATTTTTATTTTGCACATCTGGTTGTTGCTGAGCACCAGACGCCCCAGTATTTGCTAAAATATTTAAATATGGTGCTTGTCTTTGATTTTCAGGAATATTTTGACCATTACGCAATCTACGAGTGACATCTTCATTATATTCTTTATCTAGATTTTCAGCCATTTGTACAATACGATCATATTGAGAAGATATTTCTACATTCTCTTCTTTGATTGTATTTTCCAAGTCTTGTATTTTTGTTGGATCTGTTTCATTATCCAATTGATCTAGGAGATTATTATATGCTTCTATTCTACCCATAAGATTATTTAATGTGGTAAAAAATGTTTGTCTATTTCTAACACTTATTGATATTGTTCTAGCTTTAAGTTCAACTAGTCCGACATATACATCATAAACTAAAAATACTCCACTAGCTATACCTAGTATTCTAAGTCCAATACTGACTGCTGGGGATCTTAAAATTCTTAAAGCTGTTTGACCAAGTCTAATTGATCTGTAAGGAGTTGATCTTGGTACTCTCGATTCCGATATTGTTGATATTCTTTGTCTTGCAACAGGTGTAACAGGACCTGCAGCTGGAGGCGGTGGCGGCGGTACAAGATTTATTGGTCCTGGAATTCTAGGTATAGCAGCTGGAGGCGGCACAGCAGTTACTGTTGGTGGGATTCTGGGTGTTGGTGCAGAAGAAGATGATAGTGGTGGTAAACTACTAGTTCCTACATTAGGGGTTGGTATACCTCTTTCCGGTATTATGCTCACACCGGGAGATGGCACAGCACTTACTGTTGGTGGGATTAATTGTTCAGCTCGTCGACTCACTAATCTTTGAAGTTGATCAACTTGTTGGGATGTTTGTCTTTGAATTACCCCAGCTCTTTCAACAGATCTTACATTTTCAAGTGCTTGCCTTTGTGTAGTTCCTAATCTTTCAAATTCACGATTTTGTATAGCACGTAGTTCTTCAATTGTACTAGCTTGTGCAATTCTTTGACTAATACTGGGCGAATCAATCGGTCGTGGTATAGTAGTTGCTGTCCCAGGTGGTGATGCAGGTCTTATTGGCGCTGCTGGTGTTGCTGGTCTCGGTGGTGAACTTGCCGGTGTCGCAGGTCTTGGTGGTATATTTCCTGGTGTTGCTGGTCTTGGTGGTGCACTTGCCGGCGCTGCTGGTCTTGCTGGAACTGAAGGTGTCGCTGGTCTTGGTGGTGTACTTGCTGGTGTTGCAGGTCTTGCTGTTGGTGCCGGAGGCGCTGGCGGTCTAGGGATATTAGTTGGCGGTGTTACAGTTGGTCCTGATCTTGATAATTTTTTTATTAAACCCCATGCTGAATAACCAGCTGCACCTAACCCTAATATATTAAGTAAATTATCAAATATACTACTATTGTTACTATTATTATTTGATGATCCACCACCACCGCCACCTCGATTATTATTCGATGAATCATTATTTTGGTTATTATTTAATAATGTTGGTCCGGCAAAGTTATTATTTGAGGTTTTTATTTGTCTTAAAATTTGATTAAGTATATCATTTTGTTTATTTTGATTTTCTAATATTTGTCCATATAAATTATCAGATACTTGTGTAGCAGAACCATCTGGAGTTAGAGATGAATTTTGATTTGAATTCCCTCGAACACCACTAGTTAATGTTCCCAATTGTGGAAACATTTTATTAAATGTATTACTATCTATTTTTGATGATTGTTTACTATTGTATTTTGCTGTTATACGTGCGGCAGTTCTAGGTCTTTTTGCTGCTATATTTGCTAGTCTTGTAGCTCTAGGTAAAGATCTTCTTGCCACTATTGTCTACCCACTGTCATTTTTTCTTGACTTCTGCTAAATGCATAAACACCAAGAATAGCACCAAATGATAAATGAATAAGTCCACCGTTTGAAAGGGTGAGACTTTCCCATTTAGCATATGGTGCATGAGTAAAAACAGGTAAAAACATCATAATCAAAGGAAAGATTATAAAATCAAATGCGCACATCGCCATGTATAGCCAACCCATTGCTGGTCGCCAATACTGCTTAACCCAATGTTCATTTTGTATTGATAACTGTTGATTTAAAATACTGTTATCAATATTATTATTAGACATTACGATTCCTTTGCTCTTCAAGTTCTTTCAGATATTGCAGGAGCATTTCAACGTAAACATCTCTTTCAAATGGCATTAGATTTTCAACATCTGCAATTGAATATTTATGATGTTGAATCAGTGAGAATAGTGAAATATAGTAATTTTCTAGTGTATTATGATTTAGCCCAACATAAAAAAATCGGTGAGCGAAGTCAGCTCAATTACCCTATCTTTTCCATTTTTGTTTTTGTATTCAATACGATGATAGAGTTTTGGCATTTTAGACATAAATGTTTGAATTTTTTCAAATACTTCAACATCTAAATCATTTAAGAAATCTTCTATTTCTTGTTTACTATATTCAGCTGGATCATAAACATCATCACCTTCGTAAATTTTATCAATACAACGAAGAATAAGTTCGTAAAAAGCATCTTCACCTGAATCGGCAAAATCTTTATCGTCAAATAATGATGCTGGCGGATGTCTCATCACAATAGCTATTTGATCATTTGCCTTAATGACTTGATCTATATTTTCAGGGAACTTAACTTCTACTTTTAAAAGATCAATTTGAAAATCATATACTTCCGTATCGTCATTATCAATATATGAAACTTTAACCATATTGTTAATTGAAACAGCTCTTAGTCGTAGAAACAAATATTCAACATCAAAGATTGCAATCCTATCAATATCAAATGACTTATTGATAGCACAATTATTAACGACTTGCTTTACTGCTCTTAGAATATCACCTTGATCACCTGATGCTTTTGCTATCAGAAGAATTTTTTCTTCACGAACAAGAAAAGGTCTGAATAGTTCTTTTTTTCCTGTTGACGGAATAGTAAACTCGTGAATTGGATGTTTGATTTTAGGTAGTGGCATAATATAACTCCATTATTAAAAATAGTAAAATTAAGGTGTCAATCCACCAGGGCCAAAAACTCTGCCTGCAGGATCTACATTTGGGTTTTGTTGATTATAGGGATTTGTCGGTGTATTAACTCGAGGATCAAGTCCTGGTTCCGTTCTAGGTTGTTCGGGTTGTGAAGGTTGTGGTGTAGGTGTAACCCGATTTGATGCAAAAACTCTATTTCCAGGTCTATTAATGGAATCATATTCAGGTACTGATTCGAATCCTTCAAAATACCATTCTCTAAAAGTAAAATTTACATTAATCATCATTAAATTATTTTTATCAGACCAAGATAGACCAACATCATTTAATGAAATAGGATATGCTTCTTTGAGAACTACAACATTAACAATTTGACCACTGTTATTATATATGGTAATTTTAATAGTTGGCGATGTATAATATTGTTTATATTCAGAAGTATATTTTATTACCCCTTCAGCACGTTCACTATAATCAAAAATTTCATTGGCCCACCAAGCAAAACTTTTCCAAACAAAATTACCGTCCGTTTCAATAAATGATATGGTAATATCATTAAAATTTACATTGATTGGAGATTTTTGTTGTGGGCCTACACCATAACGATATGTATTAAACACATCAAAATTAACACCTGGTATTTTTACATTAGAGGCTCTAAATTGTAATATTCTGTTAAAATCGTTATCCGTAAAAATTCCAGGCTTGGTTATATCTACTATAAATTTATTAGTTTGTAATATACCACGTTCATTGATTTTTGTAGAAAATTCAGCTATATTGAATCCAGCCATTAGATCATGCCCCTTGAATCTTTCCAGACTTGTTCTTTAGATGCTTTTTTGAATTGTTCTGTTGGTAGCATTAACGCTGAATCCCAATTTGTAGGTTCAATATTTAGGTAACTACTTTGGACATGGGTTGCAAGATATTGTTTAATGCAAGGTTTAAAATAACGATATTTTGATGCATTGCTAAGAATGCTATATGATAATTTAAGTTTTGTTGTTTCATTATAAGCAGTATTATTGATTGTTTGATATATAGCATTCATTAATTTTGCTCTGAGAACAGGTGGTAGATAATGGAGATTAATACCTAAAAAACCATCTTTTCTTAGATCGATTGGAAACACTAAAGGAAACATATCATAATAAGGAAGTGTTTCTTTGTGTTTTGGGTCATATGAAAACATGTACATTTTGCCGATTGATTCAACATCGATTGAATTAACTAGATTATCACGATCATCCAACATCAAATTTTTATTGACTCTTTGTACTTTCTGCGCAGCATTTTGAAACCACTTTCTAGCATCTCTGCGTCGTGTAGTTTCATTAATGCCTTCGGCTCTACCTCTTTCCGACAACTGTTGAAAAATATAAGCTGTCATTTACCGTAAATATCCTTTTCGGTCATTATTTGGAATTTCCATTTTCGATCCTTGCAATATTCTTCTGCCGCAGACCACTTGGCGGAATTTACACCCCAAGTATAAACCTCATTAATATATCGTTTAGTTGGAGTCTTTTGTTTCTTAGGTTCAATTGTTTGAGCCAAAGGCTTTACTTCGATCATAATCGTTTCTTTATTCTTTGTATTTATTATAAAGTCTGGAAAATAACGATGAATTTTTCCATCAATTGGTGAACGATATTGAACAACGTGTTCTTCGGATGACCACCATACAATATCTTGATGCGCATCAAAATGAGACATCAGTCGTAATTCCCAACTTGATCTATACACAATATTAGTTGGATTACCTTTATATTTATGTGGGTTCAAAGGTTTGAAAAAGCCCTGAAGATATTTTGCCATTTTTGTTTTATCAGTATAAATAATGATGATATTTATTCTAGGATTAAAAAATAATGTCTATAGTAGGAACAGTGGCTAGAGTTGGAGCAGGTGTTGGTACTGTAAGTGCTGCAGTACAAACCGGAGCAGCAGTAGCAACAATTGCCGGTGTCGCCGGTGGTGCTTATTTGGCATATGAAGATGCTAGTAATTTATATAATTCCAGACAAACAATGGCAAATCAATTTCAACAACAAAGCGAATTTCCTAGTGATTTAACTACTACTACTAAATTTTATATGTCATTTCTTTTTCAAGCATATGAAAAAAGAGCAATTAATAATTCACCGTTTTTAAGATCCACCGGTACAATTAGACTTCCTATTCCAGAAGGTTTAAAAGATAATACAGCTGTTAGTTATAGTGATGCATCACTTGGTCCTCTTGCTGGTGCTGTATTGGAACAAGCATCAACAAATCGAGCACAAACAGGTAGTGCTATCCCATCACTACAATCTGGTGTTAATACAGTAGGTAAAGCTTTTTTGGAAGGAACTGCCGGGCAGCTTGCGCAAGGTTTTCAGGATACTGGTGTTGGTGGTGCAATTAGATCTTATTTTGGTATGACAATAAACCCATATCAAACAGTCTTATTTGAACGCCCGCAATTTAAATCTCACTCTTTTACCTGGAAACTAATACCCAAAAATGAAACCGAAAGTGGTATTATACGAGATATTATCAGTACATTTCAATATCATTCTTTACCGGGTGTGAGCGATGG